CAAACGTAAACGCATTAACTACAGTCTTTTTCGACTTTATTGAAAATAATATCCGCGGCGGTATCTCCAGCCTTGTAGGGTATGAATACTTAGTGTTTACGTCTCCTGAAAAGCATGTAGAGAAAGCGGATGACCTATCTTTTATCAATACAGCAGCTGAACTTGTAGAGGCGATTAATAAACATGCACCAAAAGTGGACGTATCAGCGCTAGGGTCTGCAATGGCACAAACAGAGGTTCATAAAGCTGTAGATTTAGGTGTTACGCATGAACAACTTCGCGAATCGGTTGATAAGACGGTTGCGGATAAACCAAGTCGTAAACTACCAATCGTAGACGTAAATCGTAGTTCATTCCCTATGGAGGACGTCGTTAAGATAACTAAGCAAAAAGATAAATCTTGTACAACAGACTCAGTGAAAAAAGAAGAGGCGGATCCAATTCATTGGAAAACAGGTATTAAGTATGACGATGAGGGTACACCGAGATATCGTACACGCTATGAGTGCTGCATGTGTGGGAATCGCGGGAATCAATATGAGTATGAGGGGAATAAATTTACGAAATGCCACAATTGCAATGCGAAACTAAAGATAGTACCA